GTTAAAGCTAGTGTAATAAGACCAAGTTTATCTTCGATCCTATCGACCAACTCAACATCTTTAATATTATAGTCAATAAACTTTTGATGATCGTTTAAGTATAAACTAAATAGACTTGAGTGTTCTTCGTATGAAAGTTTCTTCTCGCCTAGAACAACATGTGATATATGATTAAGTGAATACGATTCTTGAGCACCGTATGAATAACCAAACTTCTTGAATAGTTCCATATAGTCAAGTTGAGATATTCCAGCAATTTCGTATGCTGTTTGTTTACGAGCCATAATAGTAACATCTCGTGAATCGATTAATCCCCAAGGTGATAACTTTTTAACCCAGTCGGAACCTAGCAAATTATTGATTCTGTTTACAAGGTATGGAATATCAAAGAATCTTGAGTTCCAACCTGTAACAACATCTGGACAATGTGTTGGTGATGACCAATGTGTTATAAAGTCCAAAAGTAATTGTCCTTCAGTATCGCACTTTTTATACACGACACGATTGGTTTGCATAATGGATTGATTTACATCATAATCCCTTAATGCCCATACGTAATAAGTATTGTCAATATTGTTTTTAATACAGATAGCAGTAACCTCTTTTGAGGCTACATCTGGTTCAGGAAACCCGTCGTCTGATGCGACTTCAATATCGATTGTAGTAACATTAATTGCGTTACGATCAAATTCGATATTACCTGGAAACTTTTCGTTTATAAACGTAGAAATATAACGGTTGTTTCCGTATATTTTTCGTCCTGAAACATCTTTGTTTAAACTGATCCAATCTTTAGCATCGCGCATAGATTCGAATTGTGTGACTGGTGCAACTGGAGTTCCATCCAATGCTTTCCAATCTGTAGGTTTACTTGTAGCGACGTACAAGGTTGGTTTGTATTTTACTTTTCTGCTTACTCGATTACCGTTTTCGATACCACGATAGAGTAACATATTGCCATATCGGCCGACATTAGTATAAAAATTCATTCATTCACCTTTGATAATATAGTCTATTATACCATACTTTACTGCACATGTACACATGTAAAATGAAAAAAGTAGGGGGAGATGACTCCCCCGACTAAGCTTAGTCATTAGTATGAATTCAATTGAAGATAAATTATGAACGGTGAAATTAATAAAATCCCACTCATTAAAAATATCAGTTCGAATCCAGTCCTAATGCCATCCTTGTGTTTACGTATGTAACCCATGATTTGACTCCAGTAAATTGTTAAACAATCCACTGAGTTTTCGCTGCTCACCAGAATCTATTCTTGAATAAATTCCTTCTTCTTTGATGCCCCAGCAGACCCGATTTCGATCTTCCTAGGACGCCTCTCTTCTGGAACCTCAACTCTGGCGTTAACCACAAGTATTCCGTTCACTAGATCAGCCCCGTCTATTACGACAAATTCAGAGAGTCGGAAGGACTTCTCAAATTTGCGGGATGATATACCTTTATGTGCATATTCACGATCATCGTCTTCATTATGTTGACCTTTTATTAAAAGAATACCATCCTTTACTTCCAATGAAATATCATCTTCAGAAAATCCAGCAACTGCAAGTTCGATATTGAAATTATCGTCATCGATCTTTACAACGTTATGGGGTGGATAATTATCTTGAGATCTTCCAGCTTGGTGGATTCTTTCAAGTTCATTTAATATTGGATCAAATCCAATAAAGAGGGAACGCGGCACGTTCATTGCATTTCTTACCATTTTAGTTTCTCCTATTTAAAGCAAGATTAATATATGGACCCGATTATTCGGCATCCACGTTTATTTATACAACTTAGGAACCTAGTTTGTGTTTCCTATGTTATATTTTGGACATAATTCCCAAAGAGCTTTATCTTTGTGTGGTATCACTTTGATTTGTCTCAAAGGTGCTACGTCCTTAAACAGATTAGGTTCAATCATAGAGACCAATCCCCAATCTGATAACAGCGTTGCAATTGTGTTGCGGCGCTGAATATCGTTTTCTAATAGATTGGATGGTTTTCCATCTAATAGAAATAATTCTTTAAAATGTACAATAAAGTATCTACCCTGCTTATGCAGAATATGACACGATTGATACAGTTTGCTTTCTTTGCGAGAAGCCACTCCAATTCTGGTTAATGTTTCTCTTACTTTTAGAAAATCGTCTGGTTCATTAAGTGATACTTCAAGCATCGAACCAGGTGTCCAATTTTGTATTGGGTTATTATTTAGTTCTTCCACCTTTACTAATCCTTTGATTCAAATCAGCAATTTCGTCATTGCTGAATAATGATAAAACAGATCTAGCTTTTTCATTGCTATATCCATAATATTGTTTAATTACTTCAAGATTTGCTATATTAGTCTTCTTAGACCATTTAGTAAATCTACTCTTTTTCTTAATAATATTTATAAGAAAATCGAATTGAAGCTTGCTATCTAAATGATGTGATATATTCATTTCATTAGCCATAAGAACAGTATCAGGGAAAAACGATAAGCCTCTATTTACCATAAAGGCGTTATACTCATTTTCAGATAAGTCGTCTACAATAATATTCTTTTTAGAATTATTGATTGCTTTTAGATAATCGAATGGTGTCATTTGAATTTAACTCCAGCCATTATCTCAGTTAAGCATGCAACCATATTCAACTCATGATCAGCGACGAATGAATTTTTGTATTGGTAATCTGCCAAAATAAGTACCAGTTGCGGTATACTTTGAGGATCAACATATTCATTCATGTTATCGTAAACTTTACGAAAGAGTGAAGCTGGTTCTGTGTCAATATTGTCTGCAACCCATTGTCGCATAAGCTTAAAGTTTTTAAGTTTTAGATGTTCCATTAAATCACTAATAGATGCATCAGAAAGCGTTACAAGTATTCCAGTATCAATTGTTCCACTGGTACTATATCGCTGTAACTCATTCAACACTTTACGCCAATCAGGCATGTGTTTAGTAATAAGTTCTGCAATAACATTACGATCGTAATCAATATTTTCCTGATTTAGAATAACTTCACAGCGGTGAAGGAATTGAACACAGAGTTTTGGCATTGACTTTTTAGGTACATTAAACTCGATGGTTGTGCATCGAGAATGAAGTGGATCGATAATTCTGTTTTTGAAATTGCATGTTAGTATAAACCTACAGTTTCCTGAGAATTCTTCGATGAATCCACGCAAAGCTGGTTGTGTTGATTGTGGGTTCAAGTAGTCTGCTTCATCAAGGATAACTACTTTATAGCCACCTTGTAATGATACCGATGAAGCAAACTGCTTGATTTTACCTCTGAGAGTATCAATGTTACCCTCTTCGGAGCCATTAATTATAATATAATCTAATGACAACTCGTTGCACAAAGCTTTAGCGACAGTAGTTTTACCAAGGCCGGCTGAGCCGGTAAGAAGCATATTGTGTAAGTCACCCCCTCTAACAATATCTTCAAAAGTTTTCTTGATTGAATTTGGTAAAATTGTATCTTTAATCGTTTGTGGACGATATTTCTCTACCCAAAGAAATTCTTGCATTATAGTACCTCCCAACCAAGAACAGTATCTAATCTAAACGATCTCCATGCATCTTTGTCAAGAGACCAAGCTGCAACATGATCCGTGCCAGGATCGACGTTTTCGATAATAGAGTTAACTCCATTAGCTTTTAGAACTGTGGGGTTGAGAGTACATGGCATGACTCTAATTTCGTCTGAGTCAATTTTTTGAAAGGTTACTGTAACAGAACCTCGTTTTAGTGCTTCGATTAAGCGTGATGTTTCATTGCGATCCATAATAAATCCTTCATAATAAAATTAATAAAATACGGAGGAGCCACCTCCGCAATAGGCTAATCTTTCAACTAAGCGTCTTCTTCGCCAGTATCAACAGTTACATCAGGGTCGCCTTCAGATGGTACCATACCTTCTGGAGCTTTTTCGCCTTGAGCTGCTGAAGCTTCGTTTAGAAACTGAACGGTTCTATTTCTAAGACCGCCGACTGCTTCCATTTCTTGACCTTCAAAACCACCTCTTTTAGAACAGATATCGATAATCTGCACAAAAGTTGAGATGTCTTGAAGACTTAGTTGTACTGGTTCTTGTTGCTCACCAGCTTGAGTTTCTACTTGATTAGTCATTTTGTTTCTCCTTTGATCAAAGTTAGACTATAATTTGTAAGACCGGTTATCCGCATCTTACACTATATCCTCATAGTTATTATGAGAATTCCTATTGCGTATATAATATACCATTATATTTATACGCCGAATGTTGACGCTTTCTCTAAAGCGATAAAATATTTAACTGCCATTGATGAACATGTCCACTGTGAAATTAGTTTAGAACTGATATTCACAAAGTAATCACCTTCGATCAATTTTAGATTATTAATATTTACGATGAAATTAAACTCTTCAGTACAATCGTTATTGTCATTGAGCTCAATATCAAATGAGTTAGCAGTAGCATCTGAACTATCAACTACTGATAGCGTTACTTTACCGCCACTGCCTTTAATAGACATTTCAGTATGTCCAAGTACAGCAGCTGCTTTACGAACCTGCGATAAAACTTCCTGTGTAATGGAAATTCCAACTTCAGTGTCTGGCATTGTAATTTCTTTAGAAGGAGATGTTAAGATCTCTGGTTCTGAAAAGAAATATGTTACAGTGTTACCACCTGAAGTAATCTTAACGTTTTTATCTTGGAAATCAAAGTTTGGATCTTGCACCAAATTTGAAACAGATAGGAATTCATTAAGATCGTAGATTCCAAACTCTGTAGGAAAATCATCAGTGCCATCAGCGATAGCCATAATGTTTTTAGCTTCAGAGATTGTTTTTAGTTGGCCACCAGGTTTAATCACAATGTTAGGATTAATGGTAGCAAAGTTTTTCAATACCTTGAGAGTATCGTTTGTTATATTCATAATATTACCTTTTTAATTAATAGTATATTATACCATACTTTTAGTATAATGTACATAGTTAGTTTGAATTAATCCTATCATGCTCATAAAGAGCGAGTAATGCATAATGCAATACCTTCATAAGATCCTTTCGGTGGTCTTTCACATCACCTTTTTTCCCGTACCTTGCATTGTATTTATCGACATTACCTAGGAAGAATCCTAGACCATGTCCACGATCCACTATAACCTCAGAGGATTGTAATCCTCCTTGACCATAATGTGCATCGTACGTAGAATCGATATACGCTTGGAGCTCTTTGATTAGAGCTCCTTCGTTAAATTTATAATTAATCTGTTTCGACATAATAATCCTCGTCAGTAATTGTTTCTATGCCTGCATCGACCTTACTGTAAAGATCTAGGAATGCTGCTTTTGTATCATCATCAAACCTTGAGATACATAAATCAATTGATTTCATTTTATCTTTAAAGATTGAGAATGTTTGTGCAATATGACACAACCTTCTTGTTGAAATAACCTCATCGACTCCATCATCGTAGAAAGTTTTTCTGATGATATCTGCCCATCCCACTAAGTTATCAGCAAAGTCTGTGTCGACTTCTCCAAATTTTTTCATGTGGTTATTAACAATTTTCTTTTCAACTGATACTGATGGAAATGCTTGATCTATTGAGATAGTAAATCTTTCCAAGAATGCATCGTCGATAATTGAGGCAGCTGTGAATCTTCCATCGTCTGACCCTTTACCCTTTGTGTTAGCAGTTGCTATTACATTGAAGCCACTAGAAGGTGTTACTACCTCTCCAGTTTTTTTAACTAAAACTGGTTTACCTTCTAAGATTCCTTGAAGGCACATAATTTTATTTGTAGCTCTATCAATTTCATCTAGAAGAAGTATAGCTCCGTTTTCCATAGCTTTTAGAACTGGACCTTTGGAGAAAACTGTTTCGCCATTGATTAATCTAAATCCGCCAATTAAATCGTCTTCATCTGTCTCTGGATTAATTTGCACTCTGATAAACTCTCTGCCTTCTTTAGCACATGCTTGTTCGACCATAAAGGTTTTACCATTACCGCTTAGACCTGACACATAGATGGGATAGAACATTTCAGATTTAACGACTTTAACGACGTCTGAATATGCACCCCATGGTACGAATGTAGGATCAACTGAAGCAAACGTTTTCTCTTCATTTACTATTGATTGCATTCCAACTACTGTTGGTGATGTTTTAGCCATTGTATTAGATTCCCTCATTGGAATAATAACAGCTGAAAGATCGTATTGACCTCTGACATCAGTCCTGTTATCAGTTGACGTTAGAGGTGAATAATCACTCTTTTTAAATCCTAGCGAATTTGCTATAGATACGATTTCTGCCTTTTTAAAGACAGTGCTATCTGGATATGTTTCCATTAAGCTTTTCAGTATTGTGTTTGTATTTACGTTCATAATATAGTTCCTTATCAATTTATATAACTATTATACCATAGTTACTGCATAGTGTACAGGGTTATTTGCATTTATTTGCAAAATAATTAGCCTAAGTATCACTATGCTACTGCTTGGCCAAATTTAGTCATCAAACTCTTATTGACCTTTTTACTTGAGCTATACTTTTTAAATGCTCTTGTTATTTGGCTTTTAGTTTGATCAGAAGTTGCTTCGAATTCGTCCTCGTCGGTATTAAACTCTTTGTCCAATACAATGTAGAGATTATCATAGCCTTTACTGTTTTTGTACTCGATACATTTGTTTTTGTTTCTTTCCTTTAACTTTGTTTTCTTATGCTTATCAAAACTAGTGTCCCAATCATTAGCATCTTTATTTTGATCTCTATAACTTGAGAATATAGCACTATTTAGATCGCTTCTAGAATCAGCAATATAGAATCCTATAACATTAACTCCGTATCTTTTCTTAAGATTTTGTAAAAGACTTTTAGTACCATTAACGCCTCTTCCAGCTAGTGTTAGCTTTTTGCCGTCAATAGTAGTTTTAATTTCTGCATCGTAGCCATAGTATGAGCTCGTGGTAGGAAGCTTCTTGTCTGCAAGAGATCTATCTTCAATAATGCTTAATCTGTTTGTATCACCATCTGTAATTAACATAAGGTTAACTTTCTCTAGATTTTTTATTGCTTTAAATTTCTTAATTAATTTGTGTGAACAAACTAGTGCATGGTTTAAAGGTGTTGATCCCCATTCTTCGCATCTATCGTATATTGAGTAATCATGAGGTCCTCTAGCACATTCCATTCTAGCATAAAGGTATTTTAAAGCTAATTCAAAATCATTCTTTTTAAGATCTGAATGAATAAGCTGAGGCATTGATAAATTGTCCATTTGAAAATCACCATCTCTATAAGAAGTATAATCGTAATTTCCGCCAGTTGTAAATGCGTATACATCAAACGGTATATTAACTGTTTTACAAAATATAATGCTATGAACTAATTGATCTAGTACATTACTTAAAACACCTGCCATCGATCCAGAATAATCGATTAACATAAACATTCCATGATTTTTAGAATTGGCTAGGTTAGTCGTTTGTGAAAAAATGTCTTCTGATATTTTGTATGAATGTAATTTGTTAACATCAATTCTACCAGTTTTTGCTGTAGTAGCATACTGCCATTGATGCGCAGCTTTCTTTTGCTCAAATTCTTTTACTGCTGGCTGAACCGCTTTCTTAACTTTACTTAAGTACTTTTTAAATTCTACTTCCATATTCATTGTAAGAATTTGTTTTTTGTTAACAGTTCCATCTTCGTATTCGTGATTAAAACCTTCTAATACCTTTTTTCTTCTAGACATTAAGTCTTTAAATGGAACAACAAATGGTGTAACGTCCTTAACATCATTAGCATAGAATGTAGTTGATACCTCAGGTATTAAATCCTTTTCCTTTGCTCTAAAGATTTCATCTGTAATAGATACATCTTCATCACTATGCTCTGGTAAAGGCGAGGCTACTGCTTTCTCCGCTTGTCCTGGTTCCTCAGAATCGTTAGATTCCTCGCCGTCTCTTGGTTCCTCTTCAGTAGCCTCTTGTTCTTCACTTGGTGTTTGCTCAAAATCATCATGACCTTGAGTAGTAGGATCGTCGTTTTCTTCAGTATCGCTTTCATCAAAATCTGGAAGCGTCTCTGGTTTTTGAATTAGTTCTTCTTGGTTTTCTTTAGTATAAGCTAAAATATCTCTAACAACATTTAAAACATCTTCGAATGATTCAGTAACCATTGTAGCGTTATATAATGCTGATTCTTCAGAGTTCATTGGAACATTTAGTAATGTACCAATTTTAGCTTTAAGATTAATTTTATCAATTAACTTTACTTTTGCCCAATCAATATCAGTAAGATCGCCAAAGAATTCCTTAGCTACTAATGAAGTATATCCTCTTGCCATTGGTCCAACCAATCCAGGATATTTTGATTTAATGTTTTTTTCAATCCTAGCGTCTTCAACTACATTAATGTATGACCTAGGACATCCTTCTAATTTTTCTGGGCTATCGTGCCAGCCTTCGTATGGAGTAAATAATGCATGCCCTACTTCGTGACCTATAAAAAGATCCTCAACGTCCTTTGACATGTCTTTCCAATCTGGAAGACCTAGTACTCTGGATTTAATATCAAACCAAGCAGTATTATAGTTACCAACTTGGACAGTGATATTTTCTGTTGCTAGAAGTTTTGCTAAACTATTATTCATTAATGTGCTACCCTTGAAACGCCGTCGACCACGATTTTTTCTAAATCCCAGTTGCCGTCGTTGATTGTAATGTCTGACCTAGAGGCTACTGAAGCTACCATTAAGTCCCAGCTATCGTTTACAGTAGGGCCATTATCCATAGCTAATTGCATCTCTTTGCCGTTTAAAGGAACCTCTTGAATGATCCCTGTAGCGATGTGGTGTAAAATTAAACCTTGTTTCATAATCCTTATCTCCTTAATTTATATAACTATTATACCAGGCTGATGGTGGATTGTACAGGGTTTTCTGCATTTATTTGCAAAATAATTAGCCTATTTTACACTTTTATCTTATTTTAGAAAAGTTTCTGTCCTTATAGAACTCTATTTTAGACCTAAATTTATTCTCTAGAACATCGCCCTTATGTGATATAATAAACACATTGGTTCCTTCTTCTAGAGTATTTAGGATTTTGGTGAGGTTATCAATACCATCAAGATCTAGTGATGAGTCGAATGTCTCATCTAAAACTAGTAGATTAGTGGCTGCTGAATTTTTCATTTTAGCAATCATCCTCCATGTGAACAATAATGCTAAATCGATTCTTTGTTTTTCACCTTCTGAGAACGATGAATAGTTAAATGCATCCCTATGACGACTCCTAATGGTTTCGTTAAATGCTTCGTCTAAATGAAAAGCTACAAAGAAATCCAATACTTGTAAATATTGATTTATGAATCTATTCATTACAGGTAAATACTGCTTAATAACTTTGGTTTTAATTCCAGTATCTTTAAGCATTTCACCTATAACTTCGTTGTATGTTCTTTCTTCTACATATGACAATTTCTTTTCTGTCATACTATCTTTCTTTTCTCTTTGATCTGATAGGTCAGTCTTTGCTGTAGTTATATCACCTGATTGGCCATTAAGACTTCTAATGTCTTTTTGGATTTTATCAATTTCTTTTTGTAGTAAACTTACAGCTTCGTTATTCGTGGTTATTTGATTTTGTTTTTTCAGTAAATGCTCTAGTGTCTTTTTAGCAAGAGTTGCTTCTTTTTCTAGGAAGCTAATCTGTTTCACAACCTTAGACATTTCGTTTTGGATTTTATTAGCTTCTTCTTTAATTTGAGTAAGTTTAGTTTCTTTAAAACTATCCTCTAGGTCATGATCGCATGTAGGGCAATGATCGTTGTCTTCATAAAATCTAGCTTCTTTGACCATACCTTTTATTTTATCAGTTAGTTCATGTTCTTTTCTTTGAAGCTGTCTGATATCAGAATCAGTAACTGAATATGATCTGTTAATTTCTTCTAGATTCGTAGATAAATTTTCACCAAGCTCTGCAGACTTACTAACATATCCTTGGATTTCTGTTTTATGCTCTTTCATCGTAGCATACTTAGCATCAATCATATCTTGATTAATACCTTGAAGATCTTTAATATATTTAGTTTGGCTTTGTATTTTAGACTTTACTAATTCTAAGTTATGATCTAAATCTATTAGTTCATCCTTAATTTTAGAATTCCTTTCCTTTAATAGACCATTCATCTTACTAAAAATGTTAATGTCTAATAAATCTTCAATGACTGCTCTACGCGACCATGGTGGTAATTGCATAAAAGGAATAAAGGAACTGCTACCTAGTACTACTACCTGGTGAAACGATTTATGATTTAATTTAAGTATATTTTGTTCTAAAAACTTTTGATAATCTCTAGCATTTGCTGCTTGATTAATTATTTTACCATTTTGGAATATCTCAAACTTAGTAGGTTTAATAGTTCTTCTGACTTTGAAATCAACTCCACCAATTTCAAATTCAACTTCTACTTCAGTACCCTTTTTATTAATAGAATTAACTAATTGATCTTTCTTAATATCTCTATGTGCTTTACCAAATAGAGAATATGATAATGCATCTAGTAATGTAGATTTACCTGCTCCGTTTGATCCTACTATAAGAGTAGATGGTGTTTTATCTAATTGTATTTTTGTAAATTCATTTCCAGTGGACAAAAAGTTTTTCCACTTAACATATTTAAAATTTATCATACGACCTCTAGGTTCTGAGCTTCGGTATAAAGCTTTCTCAATTCAACTTTTAAATGATCTTTATCTAGTTCAGTGTCGACTGCTTCAACATATGAATCTAGTAGAACAGTAGTATCTTCAAGGGAAACTTTATCGTCCTCAACACTATCTCCTAAAAATTCCTCAAAGTTTTCTGCTATTTTTAATTCGTATGTTTCAATAGATTGTAACTTATCGATAAATTTATCAAACATGTATAGATTGTTTTTATTTAATACTATAATCTTAACAAATTTTTCTTTAAATTGTTCCATATCAATATCAGAATAATCATGAGTTTCATCGTCATACACAAACTTTTTAAACATTGTAATAGGATTTCGTACAGGTGTAATCTCTCTAGTTTCTGTATCTAATATGTGAAAATATTTTGGATCATCAACATCTGCCCAAGTAAATTCAAACTGTGAACCGAGATAATGAATTGGTCCTCTAGATGATTTTGTATGGAAATGTCCTGATAACACTAGCTCAAATCTTTGGAATATATCAGACTCCATACCGTGAGGATTAGATATACCTGCCATCATATCAAAACCTTTTAACTCAAGATGTGCTCCTACTATAGAAGCTTTACAGTTCTTAAGAAACTTTGTGTATTCAGCATAGTTAGAATTGTTAATCCATGGAATTGCAGCAACACCACAACCAGCATAATCCAATACTTTAGGTTTCATAATAATATTAACATTAGATGTAAAATAACCTAGTAATTCTTTTAGAGAACAAAGCTCATTGGTATTCTTAAAATACACATCATGATTACCAGGTATAATATCCATAGTAATACCAGCATCTCGCATTGGTTCTAAAAAGTCTCTACGGTTTTGGTTAAGAGCTTTAAAGTTAACAAATTTACGATGTTCGTAATAATCGCCTAAGTGAAGTATTTGTTTAATATCGTGTTCTTTCAAATAAGGAAAGAATACTTCCTCATAAAACCTTCTTTGATAATTTAAAAATATATCTGATGAATTTCTTACACCACAATGTGTGTCATTTAAAATAGCTACTTTCATATTATACCATAAACAATTCTAGTTTTTCTAAATCTTTTTCAGCTTTAGCAAATTTCTTAATTTTCTCATCAGAAGTTTTAACCTTAGCGATTCTTTGTCTTAGTGTATCGACATACTCCATGGTTTGCTGTGCACCTGCATCATCCATCCCCATTTGAGCAAAATCTTCAATACCCATTCTTTCAATAAACCTAAATTTAATATCCTGTTGCTTTTTCTCTTTTGTAATTCTACGAATAAACGCAAAGTAACAAATTTGAGTAAAGTATGAAAATGCGTTTGGCTTTCCAGTTCTTGTTGCTGTTTCAATATTGTAATTAGAAATAGCCTTTAAACAATTTTCTACTGCATCCATAACCATTTCTTCTCTGTATGTGTATCTTACAAAGTTTGGTCTGTGGGATAAACCTTCTGATATTTTTAAGAAGCAAGAGGCAATATAGTTAGTAACCTTAGGGGTTTCTTTACCTTCTTCTTCCAACTTATTTTTATTAGTAACATACTCAACTACAGCGAGTGAAAATTCTTTGTTATTAATATAGTGTGGCTTTTGCTTTGGATCTGCCATAGTTAAATCTCCATTATTAATGTTGTATAGGTACTATTATACCATAAATTCACTCATTTGTACATAGTTTTGTGAATGTTGTTTGCATGAATCCCTCATCTGTTTTATTAACGCTAACGCGTAGGGTGTCCCCATCATTAAAGTTAAAAAAC